GTGTATCTTACACGTATCCCCTACACTCATAGGGAAATTCATTACAGTATAATATTACTATTCGGCCCACTAACGTAGGGAGATTTCTTGTAGGTTTCTAGCTCTTCACCAACGCTCATGGGTACATACCACTGTAGTCCGTAACCGTAGTCTCCGTCTGAACCGTTTTGTAAAATTGAGTTCATACTAAAGCGTAAGTAAACATTCTTGTGCAAATCTGCAAAGACAAAGTTCTCAACAGCATTCTGCTTTGCGTAGTCGAGAAGTTTTTTGTCAAAGCTAAACGATTTGTTCTGCCACAAGACTGATTTAGCAAAAGGAAACTCACGTATGATGTTGTTCTTTATGTGTTTTCCTATGAACCTATACGAACCGTTAAACTTTATGTAGAGTGCTTTGTTCTTTGTCATTTCCAAAACTGCCACCATCTAGATAGAGGCAGACAGTCCTCGGTGTTATTAGCTGCCCGTTCTCTGGCTTCCTTTAGCTGCCCGTCCGTGAATAGATATGGGACAGGTCTGTGTTTGCCCTCAAGGTACGTAAAGATGTACGACCTGTTGGCTGCTCTGTGTTTGTGGTCGTTTGATACCACAAACAACCGCCCTAATGTTACCCTAGGTTTCTTAGGCATAGTATTCCTCTGCTTTCTCCAGCACCGTCACGATGTCATTGGGGATGAGTAGCTCATCGAACATACCCATTGGGGTCTTGGCTGACGTAACACCATCCGTGTTAGTCTGGAAGAAGTATTCCATTTCCTCGGTCTTCTCATTCTTGCGAACCTCAGTGAACAAGACCATGAGGAACTCCTTCTCTATCGCGCCTTCGTGGACTTTACCCTGCACCTTGACCCTGCGATGCGAGGTCTCGCCGCCTGTAATCTGCGGAATCTTCACGATGTCGTCTACGGCGGTGAAAATAATTGTAGCCTTATCGTTCTTGATGGAGTCTAACATATTGCGGATAGTCCTGTTGTAGAACGACCAGATATCGTAGCCCTTGAACGAGTTGGTAGCCAGCGTGTGAACCTGCTCCACGTACTTGGTGAACGATTCGACCACCACAACCTCGCAGTTGTCCTCCTTTAGAACCTTGTCCAGTTCCCTAGGGAAAGCGTTGGCGTTCTCCACGGGAATGATGTTGAACCTACTAGCGTTACGGAAAGGGAATCCCTTGCGCTCCAAGTCTAGGATGTAGGTTGTCTTCGGGTCTAGGTTACGCAACGCCGTACTCTTGCCGCTGCCACTATGACCCACAATTGCGATCAATGGTTTATACATTTTCTTTTTCTTCCTCTGTCTCTGCTCCTGTTGTTATTTCTATCTTAGTCTCTGGTTCAATGACACCGTAGAAGGTGTCAAATTCTAGCTGTTCTTCCTCCGGCCATTGCTCCCGCAGAAGCATAAGGCCTATGAGTCCGTAGTTCGCAATGTCCTTGAAGGTATCCTCCAACGGTTCGTTCTGCGGATCTTCCTCCTTGTCCATTAGCAGATTTGCGAGCCGCTCCACCTTATCGTAGAGGCGCACGCTTAGACCACGAACACCAAACCTAGTGATGTTCTTCGGCCCGTAGTCTTTCTGCTTCTTGTCCAGCAGACTAACGCAGTCGGCGGCTACGAATAGCGCACGCTTGCCTGCCACGGTATCCAGTTTTATTTTCATTTGGTTACTAGCCTCCCTACCATCACGGACATATTCTGCAAAGACTTGTCCAATGCGGTTAGCTTACTGCCCAACATATCTGCCGCCGCAAGTATCGCTGATGTGTGACTTACACAGTCGGCGGTCAGTATGCCTGTCATTTCGTTATCCTGTAGCGTAGCTTCAAGAGTCTTGTTGAGGGACTCCATAGCTGCCGTGTAGCGTAGCATGGTAAAGTTATCCATGCCGTCCAAGTAGGCGTCGTGCCTAGCCGTTAATGTTTTCTGTGGTACTTCCATGTTCTTTCTCCAATTCTTCTAGTCTTTCTTCCAACTCATGTACCCTACCCCATGCGAAGGCCAGCGAGCTATACGATGTCTCATACGCTGCCTCCAACTTACGAGTCAGGGTTACTACCTGATCTACTGCGCTTATGTAATAGTCTTGTTGCATCATAGTTGAAACTGTAGTGGGTCGTAGACTTTGTTGACGTAGTCCATGTTGACGATGGACTCCCTGTCACGGCTTGAGTTCGCCGTGCAGAGGGGAGAGAACGAGCAGAGTCCAAACCTAGTCTCGCAGCAGGCAAAGTTACTGAGAAAGATATCCTCGGCCTCGGACTCTGCTGACCACTTCATGCGAATCTTCATGGTACTCATTCTCAAGATAAGCCTGTTGACCATGTCGTCGATGTAGGCCTTGAACTTATCCAGCATATCCTTGCTGAACTCGTAGATTTCGCTGCGCTCGAACTTGTTCTTGTTAGACCGGCCAAGGAACAGACCGTTAATCATGCAGCCTACGTTTTCTTCGGGAAAGATTGTACGCCAGATGAGGTTGTAGAACATTAGCTGGGGCGAGACTTTGTAGGATGCGAAGTATGCGGCGGGGCTGTAGGCTGCTGTGGATTTGTGGTCTACGATGACAGGCCTACCGAAGTAGGTTCCGACAAAGTCTATAGTGCCGCAGAAGATTATGTCCAGCTCCGGTGTTTGCTTGTAGGGGTAGGCAAAGCGCATCTCCACCAATGAGTCAGGGTCTTTGCGAACCTCAAGCCCCGTGTCCTGTTTGAAGTATTGATTGAGCAGGTTGACCAGATGGGCTAGGTCACGGAAGTCCTTGTCGGGTACGAGGACATCAACATAGTGGTCTATCGCCGCGTTGACGGCTTTCTCTTCGTCACCGTCAGAGTAGTACGACTCCAAGGCTTTGTGTACTGCCGTGCCGTACTCCATCTTATGATTGGTGTTCCGCTTGCGTAGACCACGGCATAGCATATACCATAGCCTACGCTCGCAGGCTGATTCTTTTATAAGGGACGCATCTATCTTTAGGATAAGCTTGCCCTCTTCGGTTTTTTCTAGGTTAAGTAATTCCATAGGTTTTCTTTAGTAGTTCCATTTCGGCTTGCAACGAGGGCTTCTCTTTAGGCACACGCTTCTTTCGTGTCCTCGGCTTGGCTAACTCTACCCTCGGTTCGGTTAGCTTTAGATAACTGTCGAAGTGTTGGAGTAATTCCTCATCCGACATGGACTCTAGTTTCTCTACCGTGCAGTCTAGTAGTTCCTCAATGGTCATGTAGATCTATGATAATGAGGACTATAAATAGCAGGGTAAAAAATATAGAGGTTGCGGCTATGACTACCAAGGGCATTATCTTACGACACTAAGCGTGTCCTTGACCGTGTCGAACTCGAAGTCTACAAGTTTCTGTTGTTCTTCCAGCCACTTGATATCTTCGTGCTTTATAATTAGGTTCTCACGCCGGAAGGTATCCATTTCCTTGGCGTCCTGTAACCAAGCGAGAAACTCCGCCTTCCAGACTTTAGAGTCTGCGAAGTCGTACTTCATTTCCTTGGCTTTGATCTGATTACGTATGGTGTCCTTGAAGTAAATCAAGACACCGGTAGCAGTCTTGCGGAGCGCAACTTGAGTACGTAACTCCGCATAGATTGGGCCATACTCCGTAGAGTTGTCAACCAAAAACTTAAAGCCGTCCGATAACTTTACATGGAGGGTGTTGACTTTATATCCTGTTTCCTCTGCGGTAACTAGGATATCCGTGTTCCCATCAAGTAGCTTATCTATAATCGGCTTTACTTTATGTGCGTTGGTTGGGGTATATGTTGATCTGCTTATGGAACTCCTTGATCGTAGCTTACGAAGGAGAGCCGAGTGATCCTGTAATGTTGTGTCTTTTTCCATGGAAATTATAAGAGGGTAGCGCAGTGTTTCACCAAGTTGAACGCTAGTAACTACTCTGTTCGTGGGTCTCCCACGACACCATGCTACGCTACCCCGATTTGTTTAGGCCGATTCGGCCATTAGTTCCTCCATACGAGTAAGCAGTTCTTTGCCCAAAGGAATATCCCCAGATGCGAAAGCCAGCTTAGCTTTCTTGAACAGCTTGCCGGGAGTCTCCCCGCCGCCGCTCTCTGGAGTCCACTTGTCGGCATCCTCCTTGGTGTAGATTACCAAGTCAGGGTGCTTCGCCAGTAACTCGGCCTTCAGTTCTTCAGTCGTCTGGCCGTTAGGCTTCAACGAGTTCTTTACCGTAGACCGGATTCGTGCGCTGATCTGCTGATTCAGCAGGCCAAGCGTTTTCTCTTCTCCATACCTAAAGACTACGTCAGCCGTAGCTTTGAACTCTGGTACGTTAAACTTGAAGTCTTTCCAATCACCAGACTGGAAATGCTCCACCTCGTAGTTTGTATCTATCGTTTGCATTATGCTTTTTATCTGTTAGTTTCGCGCCGTGTAACTGTTAGCGCAAATTTTTTGTGTGTTAAGAGGGAAAAACCTCTTAACGATTAGTAATAAGCAGGAATCGTGCCAACCCGGTTAATAGTTAAAAGTTTTTCTTTAGTCTATGTAAATCTGGTAGTCCGGTGATAGATTTACCTGCACCATAACCTATCGCTACATTGTAGTCACCAGTTGTAATCTACACTAGGGCTATAACCTATCGCTACGTTGTGTGTACCTGTGGTTATCGGAAGTCCAAGTAGTCTCGGCCTAGGACTCTATACTGTTTGGCCAAGCGCAACAGTTCTCGTACGTTACCCATGAGGACTCCCTGCTCTGGCTTTATGTTTTTCCACGCTAGACCAAGCAAGTCTTTGGTTTCTTCGTCGGTCAGGATACCCTTGAGGATAAGCTCCGCGTCTTTTATACGCCGCCTCAATGGCTTTATATCCAGCCTAAAGGTTGATATCCTTTGGTATAGATCATTACGAAAGTTGTCGCCTAGCGAGTTCGAGGCAAAGACGAACCTGCCTGTGAACTTTGTGTCCTCGTTCTCCCCTATCCTACGAAACAGGCGTGTCTCTATCAGACGCAACAGCATCACCTGTATGTCAGGGGCTATGTCTCCGATCTCGTCTAGGAAGAGTGTACCTTTGGAGGCTGCAACCAGCAGACCCATACGGCTGGTGACAGCCCCGCTGTAGCTCCCGCGCACATGGCCGAAGAGTTCGGCCTGTACCATAGTGTCAGGCATGGCAGATAGATTCAAGGCAATGAACCTACCTGTACGCCTGCCGTGCAGACGCTGGGCTATGATCTCCTTGCCCGTGCCACTCTCGCCTACGACAAGCACGGCATCGTCGAGCGGCGCAAGCTTATCGGTGGCCTTTAACATAGCGATACAGTCCGGGTCTTGGGTTATGAAACCCTTCGTATCGTAGATGTTCTGATTCTTAAACTGCTTTAGCTGGGCTGCTAGGCTAGGCATTTTTCTCCTTTACCTCCACGAACTTTCGCTTGATTAGCTTCTTGAATGTCTTCTCTATCTTCTTCGTGTCCGTTAGACCAGAGACATCGTACCAGAAAACTAGCTCCGTGCTGTCTTTCTGTATCATAATGTCCTCGTCGTTGAGTGTATCCATTGGTATCTGTGTACCGTAGCCACCGTCAGCATGGTAGCCGTACTGTAGTCTGATCTCGTCGGACTCTAGCTCTTGTAGGTGGAACAGGAACCGGCGCATCATAAAGGTAGCGCACATGGAGATACATAGCCTGTCGGCGTCGATCATTTCTTGGAACTCCTTGATCTTGACGTAGGTTACGTGGGCTTCACCGTTTCCCCTACAGGGAAAGACTGCTATGACTTCGCAGCCGAAACCCAAGGACTCTAGGCGGTCTATAGCCTTGTATATCAAAGCCCCCCTATGGAAGTAACACTCCTCCGGTATGCCATTGTGGTTCCAACAGTTGACGTAGACCGTAAGCAAGCGTTTGCCTGCCGCTATTACGGTATCGGTTTCTTCCTCTTCTAGGAAGTGTTCGGGGCCAGCGTCCGTGACGGCGGCCTCTATGTTTACCATGCCGCCTGCGATAGTCGGGACGTACTCGGTAAGGTACTCTTCGAGAGGGGCGACAGACTCCACGATGGAGTCGTCTACCTCAGTTTTCTCTAGTCTATCTATACCCCAGCCTCCAGCGTCGAGAAGGAATACAGCTTCCGTCCACGACTTCGTACCGTACCACGCGTCGTCGTCTGTCTCGGTATGGCTGGCGTACTTGCGTAGCTTCTTGATGTCGCTACGCTTGGGATCCTTGTCTAGGGCAGAGCGGAACTCTTCCCATGAGTATATGGTTTTGTGTGCTATTTTCATGGTGCTTAGAAGGGAGCCTTGTCGTCGTTGTCTAGGATAGTCTTGATGTCGTCGGGTACGGTAGACTTGGTGTCCTCGTCCTTCTTCGCCGTGATAGACTTACGCTTCTCGCTGTAGACTTCGAGTAGCCTACGGCGTTGCTCTCCCTTGACTGAGCGGAATACCGTAGCGTCCAAGGCATCGAACTCATCCCATCCTGCTTTGGCCATTAGGTTAATGCACTGGCGTAGGTTGCGCGTGGCAAAGATTACCCGTATCTTGTTGGTCTCGGCGTACTCTCGCATCGCTTGGAACCGTTCGATAAACTTGTGGAACTGAGTCTCAGTTATCTTTGGTTCATCGACTACCTTGTACAGAGAGAACGTCCATAGTTTCTCTGCATCGGTATCATACGGCCACTCGACGCAGACGAACTCGTTTAGGAGGGCTACATCTAGGGCGTTGCGGCCTACGTACTCACGGTCTGGCCCTAGCCCCCATGTATTTGCGGTACACATGAGGTGGCAGTTAGGGTTGACCTCCTGCATACCGTACGGCATATAGATATAGCCGGAGAGTATGCCCTTGATAATCATCAGCACATTCGAGTTGCCGTTGTCTATCTCGTCGATCACGGCTAGCCCACCCTCCTGGATTATCTTGGTGAACACACCGGGAACGTAGTTGCCTGTCGCATTGTTGAAGCCTATCAGGTCGTGCGTTGCAGTCTGCTTGTTGACTGCGCGGATAGCGTAGTGCTTTGCGCTCAAGGCATCCTTGACTGCGTGCGTTACCCTAGTCTTGCCGCTGCCCGTAGGCCCGATAATCATGGCGGGTTCTCCAGACCCCATGACTTCTAGCAAAGGCTTGAGCTGGTGATGCTGGCCCTTGAGCGAGGTGTAGTTAATCACGTTATGGCTAACGTGCTGCTTGATTTCCAAGACTACGTTCTGCTGTGTAGTCTCAGCGATTCTCTTGTCTAGCTCGGTGAACTTGTCAGCGAACTCGCTCTTAACCGACGCTATGATTTCGTCGGTCATACCTTTCATCCTTTCTGTCATGTTTATTTTCTCTTTCTTGGTCTTGGTCTTGGTCTTGGTCTTGTAAGCTGGAGATTACCCAGCCTACATCTATGTATCTATCTAGCTTGAACATTATACGTCCCTTAACGAAGCCATCTTTTTTGCTGCCTAGGGCAGCGCAGTTATCCAAAGAGTAGCCTTTGATTTCATTGTTGTCCTGTAGGAATTCGAATATTATAGGCAGGTTATGCTTATAGGTCTCGAATATAGCCTCTATGTCTGTTTCCAGCATGAACCTATGGTTCAAGTCTATATATCCTGTGTCTTCTGGGTTCATGTCAGTAGAATAGCATGAACCCTAGGCCTAGGCCGACAAGCCAGCTTACGATATAAAGCGTGAGCCAGCCTAGCCATGATGTTAGTCTGTACATTAGTTCGATACGTGTTTCGTGTTTGTTCATTGTTCTTCGTGGTCTAGCATTTCATTCGTGTGCATCATATCCTCGACGTCTGCCTCGGATAGATAGCAACAGAAAGCCTTGATTACTATATCTTTGTCTAGGATACCCTCCTCGATCATTTCCAACAGTAGGTTCGTGTATTTTCTAGCTTCCATAGTACCTCCTTATGGTGTTGTCTCTGGGTGGTAGTATGGTCAACGGCGGCATCCATAGTGCGTGTACCCCGCACGGTTCCTCTACGATACCGTATCCTCCTTGGCCTGCGGTATCATCGCCAACGCAGCCCCATGTACGACCACTGTACACGAGTCTTGTTCCGCTATCTTGATGCGGACTTTCTAGGTAGTCTAGCAGATGTTTCAGTGTTAGGTTACTCATTGTTCTTGTCTTTCTCTATGATGGTTAGGTTTTCCTCTTCTAGTTCTTCGTACTCTTTATCGGAAGCTATATCCTGCTGTACTGTACCGTCAGTGAATACGTTGACCCAATTCTCACGGGAGCCTACGCTTGCATTGATACAGTCTAGCTTAGCCTCGACCTTGGCACATACCTTCTCCTCGATGGTGTCCCTGTACCATACGACTTCTTGAGTTGTGTCGGAGATAGAGGTGATACGGTGGCCTCGGCCTAGTGCTTGGACTAAGTCTATGGCCGACCATGTCGGGGGTATGATTATATGCCGTGGCCTAGCCTCCTTGCGGTCATGGTGCAGACTGAGGCCTACGCCACCTGATCGCATGGTAAAGAGTAGAACATCGGCTTCACCCTGCTGGAACTTCTGACGCTGGGCTTCGCGTTGGTTGGGTGTCTGGCCTCCGACGATGTGGGATATCCTATCCTTGTCGAGGCCTAGTCTAACGAGTTCCTCGTACACCATACGCATGGGGTTCACGAAGTTACAGACCACAATAGTCTGGCGTCCACGCTCCACCATGTCTATCGCACGCTTGGCCATGCGTGCTGCCCTAACTTCTTCGGCTCCCTCTCGGAACTTCTGCATGGCGACTAGGATTTCGTTACGGCCAAAGTTAGCGTTACGCATCTGTTCCTCACATTTCTTTTTGAAGGCTATGAAGTAGCCATCGTAGTGTTCGCGCTCAGCATCGGACTCGAAGTCGATCAAGCGACATCGGGTATGAGTCTTGTGCTTGTAGCGTACCTTGGGTACGAACACAGCGTAGGGTTGCATCGCATCGCGTAGCCTTTTCATCTGCGCTTGGCATAGCTGCGTCGGCCTGCCCCAGCGTGCTATTTGCTGGAGTAGGCTGGGTACGGTGTCTGTAGTACAGGGTTCTTCACCGTAGGACACACCGACACCGAGGACTACGCTACGCGCCTCGGAGACTTTCTGGTAGGGTGTGGCTGAGATAAAGACACGCTTGATTCCCTGTGGGATAGACCACGATAGCTGAGTCTGGGATGAGGTGTCGTTCTTTAGCCCTTGGCACTCGTCGAAGACTACCATAGACGGCATCGCGCTAGCCTTCCAGTTGTACAGGAAGGTATTGTAGTACGGATGCTGGGTTTTATCCCAGTAAATCTTCTCTCCCATCTTACCTCTAAACGAGGCGTAGGATATAGGGAAGATCGTACCAATCAGGCCGAACTGGTGCATAACCTCTAGAGTCTGGGGTATTACCGCAGCCGGTGACACCCATAGGATAGGCATAGGCCAAGTAGACTTCAGCTCTAGTAGTTTGTTGTCTAACAGATACTTGATTACAGGGAGTATCATGTAGGTTTTACCTAGGCCAGCATGGGCTTGTAAGAGTATTCCCTGCTGGTTCTGTATCTTAGAGACTGCATCTACGGCAGCCTTGATCTGGAAGGGCATCTTCTCTACCCCTGCATCATCGACTATCTTCTCGATAGCCTGTTGGACTATGTCCGTACGCTTAGGTACGGTAGTCGTGGTTTCTGGTGTTGTCATTTTTTCTCATGTGGTTTGTGGTCTATGTTACTGGTATCCATTCGCTACTGGATATGATTCTATTAACTTCGTGTGTACCGTAGTGTTGCTCATGCTTGTGTTGCCATACGCCTTCGCGCTTGCCTAACTCTGTGAGCAAACCGTTTAGTCTATCTCTGGTCGTAACCGTAGGCCAGGTTGCTAGAGTCACGTGTAGTCCCTTGACGTTAGTGTACTCTGCTATTAGGTTGCCGTGTAGGTACAGTTGCCTGTTAGGGTGGCTATCCTCTGGCGTTCTTTGCTCTACCTTAACAAAGGTGTTGCCTCTGCTAAAGTTTCGGCCTTCGATAAAGGCCCGTGCTGCATCGTAGGTTATTTTTCTCATTGGTCTAGCTCCCAATGTTTTTTATTCTCTCTGTTGACGCTCATTTCTTAGCCTCCTCTAGTCTACCTTCTAGTCTACCCTTGGCATGGGCTAAGTATTTCTCAGCTTCTGATAGGTAGCCTCGGAGTCTAGCTATCTCTACGCTACAATTCCATCGAGGGCTACTAAGCATTCCGTTGGTTAGGTCAAGCCTAGCTTGCTTTACACGATGGTTTAGGTAGTCTAGCGAGCAATCCTCGCATAGGTCTAGTGGTGCGGTTATTTTACCGCAACCGTAGCATGGTAGTTTTGGTTTACTCATTTTCTTAGCCTATCTTCTGGGTGAATATAATCTTTTGAGTGTCCCAAGGGCTGGCCCAGCTCATCTGGGTGTAGCCTTTGTCGGCAACTCTAGACTGTATCTCTTTGTTTGCTTTAGAGCCGGGAGTCATGGCGTCCAGTATGTTCTCCAGTTCGTAGCCTAGGCCACGCAAGGTTTGCCATACTGGCGCAATGATTGTGCGCTCTGTTAGTTTGTCATACGCTACGATAGCTTTGCCCTTGGTACTGTTTACTAAGGTTAGCACTAGGGTAGCGTGTTTTGTTTTTGTGGTTTTCATTTTTTCTGTGTAGTAGCCGTAGGTTACTGGCCTAGGCTAAATTCGCTTGGGACATTTCGACTAGAGACTCGATAGCTTTTAGGGGTAGCTCGTTCGCCGTAGCCTCGGCCTCTTCCATGGATAGGCCAAGCCTGTCCGTAAAGTAATCCATGACAAGCGCACGCTTGCGATCATCCTCGGCGTGGGCTAGGCGAAGCTCCCGATTGTGGTTCTCGGTAAGCTTCCAAGCTACAACACACCATAGTCTAGCTTTACCCTCTGGGATAGAGGGTAGGCTGTTGTTGTTCCAATCCACGGTGTACTCTTCGCCTTGCCATTCTAAGACCACATCGCTGCGATTAGCCTGGGCTATCTTCTTCGCATGGGTTTCGCCTATGATCTGGTACTCTTTCCTAGAGTAGCTTTCAAACATAGGGTTTGTCCTGCATAGGCACAACTCTATCCATGCTGACATTTCGTGGGGTGTGCCGTCCAATAGGTAGTCTAACTTTCCGGTTCTCATAGCGTATTTACTTGGTATTTTCTAGGCTAGGGTCTGATGGTTTTTCCTACCCTGAGCCAAGATAATTATAACACACTCTACAAAATAGTCAAGCAACTTTACAAAGTATTTTCTCTTACTCTACTGAGCAATCTCAGCTTACTTTATACTCGCGTGCGTGCCTGGCCTAGGGGGTTTGATTAGTAAGCTAGGGGTTTTTTGTCAACAAATAAATGTTAAAAATAAATGTTGCATTCTGCTTGTGTTCTGGTAGCTTGTCGGGATGGTTAGGTTTGACACTCACGGTTTGGTTGCTCGCGGCGGTTTCGCTGCTGGCCTCGTGGTGTCATGCCTGCCACTAGATAAAATGAAATCAATAAATAAACCAACGGTTTGGCGAAAAGGTCTCACTAGACAGGATGGAAATCCTGCCCATTGGGCCGCCAAAGTTACTAACTACATTAAAGCACGCAAAAGGGAATTGCGCCTGCAAGGCCTTGGCCCTATTGCCTGCTGGCACGCTCACGAGGCTTTGCGCCTTGAGGCACACAAAAAGTACAACCTGCGCTTAGCACGGAAATTAGCATGAAAAACCTAGTAATTACTAAGTACAAATCCGGGCGTGCCGATGCTGAGCGTTGGGGCGTATCAATGACTTTCCCACAATGGGAATCGTGCATTGACAATCACTTGGCCTCTTTCGATGCCAAGCTTAATCCGTTCCCGCAAGTAATTACCCTTTATGAAAAGGGCGACAAATTGCCGGAGGGTAAAAAGATCGGCGACAGTAAAGACATAGGGCCTACAAGCGCGCAACAGGCAATAGCTGCTCAGTTGAACGTATATAATACGGCCAAGATCAGCAAGGCGAGCATGGCCGATTGGAGTGAATCGAAAGTTTTGGAGTACTGCTCCAAAAACTTTGTAAAGGTCGCAGCCGAGAATAAATCGACGGCTGAGAAGATCAGCGCGGCGGTTGCAACCGCATCGACATGGTTCGTGGATAAAGCATCGGAGATGGCTGAGCTATTCGTCGCAGGCAAGACCGACGAAGCATTGGCCGTGCAGGCAGAGATCGAAGCACGCAAGCTGAACCCCGCAAACTAAGACAAGGTATCGAAGCATTGGCCGGATATTAACTTATCCGGCCTTTTTTGTGTCTGTTAATAAATGTATGTTAATTTATTTATTAACTGGACGAAGGGAAAAGGGGAAGGGTGAAGGAGAGGAGTCTCTCACGCGTATGTATTTAATATATATATAATATCAATATACATGGAAAAGCTTTTAATCCCTTTTTACTCCCTCCTCTTTTCTCTGTTAATAAATATATCAATTCACGTTTTCTCTCTTTTCGCTTTACTGATTCAACAGTTAGCCCCGGCCTTGGCCAATGGTTGCATACACCTAGTCAACAGATGGGCATTGTAAATTTAAGCTTGATATCCTTTGAGGCATAACCTTGGGCCGCTCTGGCCGGTGCAGATCGGGGAAGCCAAACCTATGATCTAACTCTGTTATAGTATAGTAAGCTATTACATAACCTAAACTAAAAGCAGTAGTAATCGTAACCTAGGAAACAGGGGGTAGGGGCCAGAAAGAATCGCCGTCAGGAACTATAACCCCCTCTGGCAAAATGACCAAAATAACAACTTGACTTAACAGTTAGAAAGGCGCATCAACTGTTGAGCGGGTTGGCACGAAAGGTGCTTTTGCACAGGATTGTGAGTGCAGAAAAAGCTACAAAAGATGTGTTTGAGGGGTTCTCGAAGAGGGCCGAGGAAATTTGTCGGGGTACAGCCTTGATAAGGTATTATTTTAGGAAGCAACACGTATGGCAAAAAGACTAGTACGGCAGTTTAAGACGCAGGCGGCCCCGGCAGAGGCCAGCGGTTATAGACCGCAGTTGGCTGTTCAGCATCCAGTTGATTATGGAGTACCGGCGATGCTGCCGCCCACGGTACAAAGGCCGGAGATGGTACAACAGCCGCCGGTATTTGATCTAAGCCAAATACCAAATATCCCGATGCTTGTTCTGCCGGAAGCACAGCTTCCACCTAGGGCTATGGGTACTCCAGCACCAAGGCATCCCACGAACACTGCATATACGCCCAACCGAATTTGGTCTCCTGATCCGTTTAACCCTTCGCAGCCGCCAGACCCTAGGTTGCAAAGGGTTACAGGCGAGGGAGACTTACCCATGTTTATTCAGCCTACGGCAACAGCAACGAATCTACAGCCCCCGCGAAGACCTGTAGCTCCCCCTGCTTATGGACAACCAAACGTGGGCGTCGATATAACCCCCGAACAATATACCCTCCCCCCGCAGCAGAGTATAGTCCAAGAAATGCCTCCTGTGGTCGATTACGGGCCAATAACGACCCCTATAGCAGCCCCCGTCCAAGAAGAAATGGGCTACATCGAACCTACCGAACCTTACCCTACTACCGGCCCCCAAGTAACGGCCACCGAACAAGCCTTCTACGACCCCCAACCCGTCGAAAGCGCATACGCCGACCCAATCGACGTACCCTACATCCAACCTCAACCTCAACCTCAACCCCTAGACATACCCCAAGACGACATAACAAACCTCATAGACACCATCATACCCGAAACCCTAGAAGCCAAAACCATCGACTTTCCCCAAGAAGACCCCTACACAAACCAAGAACTCATAGACCAAGCTAACTTTACCCAAGCCGACCCCTCCATCTACTCTCCAGAAACAGCCCCCATAACAGTAGATGAGATGACTGAGCTAGCCTATCCCTTTCCCACAGACTATGCCGAACCCATCGCACAAGAAGCTGCTCAACCTACCTACATACCCCCGCCGCAGCCTGTACAACAACCACTGATAACACAAGCACCAGAGTTGCCGATGCCAGATATCCCCGCCCCTGCCGGGGGCGCACGTGCTGAAGATGAGTTTTTCTTGGAAGACTACCACAGAGAATTACCCCATCAACGTATAAACATAGACGAGGCTATCCCCGGTGGCAGCACAGTAGCAGACCCCAACGCACCCATTATCGCAAAGATTCTAGAAGAAAGCACACTAGCACCTGTAAGTGGGCCAGCAGTTACAACAGACGTTACTGGTGATGTGGATACAGGCTATCCGGGTGCGGATAAACCACTACCAACTTACGACAGAGGCGTACCGCCAGTACCCGAAGAGGTAGTTGTGGAAGAATCGGCTGACCAAACTACACCTTATGGGCCAGATGAAGGCGGTTTACCGCAGAAGCCCGAAGCAGGCGTTACTCAGCCTCCTGTTGGTGGTCGTAAATGGTTGCACACGGGGCCACAAGACTTTGCAGAAACACGCTGGCAACTCTTTGGCGCAGGCCAAGGGCCACCTGTTATAACCGACACCCCCTCTGTAGTCGGCCCCCAAGTAAACAGGGAAACTGGCGAAATAACAACGCAACCCCTTACGTGGTGGGCTAATCAGCCAGTAGGTAGTTCAGTAAGTCCTTATGGTGCGGGTACTACAACCACACCCCCAGAAGGCACAGGTACTACAATGGGGGGTGGCGCACTAGGAACAGGCTTTACCGCCGAGCAGGTTATGGAAATGGCAGGCGGCAGCATAACGCCCGTACTAGACCAGCTACATCCGGGTGCGACCAGCGACGGTCAGACAGTAACCTTTGGAGATGTTGGTGATTACGATGCTTGGGTAGACGGAACACTTAGTCTTCGGCCAGACCTCAAAGGCATAGACGACCTAGGCTACCAGAAAAGGGATGCTGAAGGTAATCGCGTAGGCTGGGGAAACCACGCCCTAGACGGCTTCAACCAGCTAACCGGCACAATCAATAGTGTATTCAACTTCATGGGTGATCCGAGTAGAGAGTTTACCGCAGCCGTTCTCGAAGACTTCGGAATGAAAATGCCTGAAGGCGGCTTGAAAAAACTAGCAAGCAACCTCAACAAGTTCCGTAAAGAATCTAGTCAGATGTGGGAAACCAGCCAAGACAAGGCTTGGGGGAGAAAGTGGAATGACTTCACAAAAACCCAAGAGTACGGTGATATGCAGCCTCTCGGTATCTTCGCTTTACTAACAAACCCACCCGCCGCATTGGCAATGACAGCCAACAGTATACTCTACGACATCAAGAATGCTGCAGCGGGAATGTTCAACGACAACCCCAACTACAAAGGAAACATGGCACAAGATATACTCAACGGTGCTTTCCATTTCCTAGGCAAGGCAGCCAAAAGCGTAGGCTCTCTCTTCGGTAAGCTTGGCAAGAAGATTGGAGAGAAATTCAACTTCACAAGCAAGGACATGAAGAACGACCCGATGGAGGTCTCCAGACAGTTACTCTTCAGAAGCAAGAATGAAGATCCTAGAGTGGGAGATATCAGATATAACCTAGTCAAGGTTCTTCTAGAGGGTGGCGTAGACGTAAGATTCCATAACAATGCCGTAACATTCGACAAGGGAATCGCAAAGGCACGTATAGCGGATATAGAAAAGACTATTACTGATATGGGACTCGATGCTTCTATGATAGAGATAATGGCCGGTACAGAAGGTCTTGATGATTTCCCGGAACTTAAAGCATTCTTAGAAGCCTTGGCAAAGCAAAAGCGTGCTATGGCCCAAAGTTAAGCCGTGAAGAACAATGATCTCCAAGCCGTCATGCTTGCTAGACAGGGACTTTCTCCAGTAAAGATCGCAGAGGTTCTGGGCAGGAGCAAGGAGATAGCCTTCAGGCTAAACTTCGACCCAGACTTCAAGGGTTCCATGCAGCGTGCATCACAGAAGCACGAAAAAGATCTAGAGTACAAATCAGAAGAACCAGAGTTCAGCTTCAAGGACGAAGCCAAGAAGCTTGCTCCCCTCGCCATACAAATTTGCAAGGAACTCCTAGAGTACGGAGAGAACGAGGCAGTAAAGGCTAAACTAGCCATGTATCTGGGTGACATAGATCAGGGCAAGGGCGACAAGGGAAACATCTCCTTCAGCGTCAACGACTTCAACCTCCGTCTCGAAAACGCACAGAAACGCGTGGAAGAAAACTTCATAACCGTTGACAGCTACTAAACAGGACAAGAGTATCAAGTTTAAGTCGCCGCTGGAGCTGGTCTCCTTCGTGGACGATGAAATCCTTGACGGCTCGATGAAACTCCACAAGTGGCAGGCGCAGATCATGGTGGACTTTGCCGAACCCACAAGCGACCAAAACCCATATCGCTCGGTGGTACGCGCCGCCAATGGCTCAGGCAAAGACAAATATATAATAGCACCCTGCGCTGTCTGGCTAGGCACGGTCTACGACGACACCCTCTGCATCGTGACCTCTGCCTCCGGCAACCAGTTGGATCGCCAGACAGACCGTTATGTCCAGCAGTTGCTCAACGGGATCAACAGGATATTCGACAAGCAGATATGGAAGCTGAACTACCGGCACTACACGAACCTGCTGAATGGCTCGACCATAGAACTGTTCGCCACGGACGAGCCGGGTAGGGCAGAGGGTTGGCATCCGGCTACAGCCAACGGCCAGTTTGGAGTCTTCGTCTCGGAGGCCAAGTCCATAGGAGACGACATCTTCACAGCCTTGGCTCGTTGCACCGGATTCACCAAGCGTGTGGACGTTAGCTCTCCCGGTGTTCCAGACGGCCACTTCTATAACGCCTGCGTCAGCAACAAGTGGAAGCAGTACCACGTGACGGCGTTCGACTGCCCCCATTTGAGCCGGGAATACATCGAGGACGTAAAGAACTCCTACGGGGAGAACTCCACCCTCTACCGCTCCATGATCTTGGCCGACTTCGGTGGTCTCGAAGAACAGGTCGTCATAAACTTCCAGCAACTTATAGACCTAGACGGTGTTGAGGTTGACCGCATAGAGTCCGAGTACAACATCGCTGGCCTAGACCTCTCAGCCGGTGGCGACGAGCAAGTCCTCGCTATACGCAACGGAAACGAACTCGTCGCCCTTGAGGCTTTCAAGTTCACGGATACCGTGGTTCTTATCGAGCATCTCGAAAAGCTATTCTACAAATACAATCTGGATAACCAGAATGCCATAATCTATGGGGATGCCGGGGGTCTGGGAAAACCCATCCTCGACACGCTACGAGCCAACAAGTGGCCGGTCAGGTACATACTCAACCAAGCCAAGCCTCTGAATGAGCTGGCCTACCTCAACCGTGGTGCGGAGACTTGGTTCAATATGGCCAAACTCGTCGAGAACAAGGAGATAATCATTCCCAAGTATACTACCCTCCGCAGGCAGTTGGCCTCCCGCTACTACACGGTGACTCCCCAGAACAAGCTACAGCTCGAAAGCAAGAAGGTGGCCAAGGCCAAGGGCCGGAAGTCTCCTGACCACGCGGATGCTTTTGTGCTTGCCTTCTGCGATTATCGGCCTACAAAAACGCGGGGTACACGTGTCAAGTACAAACTGAACAAGTGCGAGTTAAAGACAGATTCTAAGGTTTTCACCCTGAATCAAGCACGTAGAAGCCAACGGTTGCGGCATTTGTTACCCAAGCGTGACCCTGTGGCGCAGGAATTTTTACTGGAAGAAATTAAGGCATTACAAAATGGCTAAGATGACATACAACTATATGGACTATGATGACGCGGTTAAGGAAGTCCACCGTCTTAATAGTCATCTACAGACACAGACCTCGAAGGCTGACGAGCATCGGCTGCTAAGACACCCGACGATAGACATAGATGCCGAGCAGCGCAGTGGTCATTTGGCCCCTGATGAACTTTATATCCCGATACATCTTGTGGACATGAACATCCGCAGGGAGCAGGCACGGTACGTTTCTTATATCAGTTCGTCCCGTAGGGTGGCCATCTTCAAGAGTCTGAACGACGTTACCTTCGACTCGACTGTGCTGGAGGAGGACTTCACGGACAAGGCCAGATACACAGGATGGCAAACCTCCGTCTTCAGGATCATAGACTCCATGCAGCTACACGGCTATGGCGTGGCAGAAGTTTCCCTCGACGTAACCAAGCCGGGACACTTCGCGGTGACTGACGTAAACTTCGAAGACCTCGGACTCCCAGAAGACGCCAGAGATATACAAGCCTGCGAGATGATAGCCCACCGTCACTACTTTACAGACCTACAGCTTCGTCGAATGGCAGACTCTGATGATTTCAACAAGGAGCAGATGCAGAACTTGGACTTCGAGAGCCTCTCGGAGAACTACTCCCTGATGGAAGTCCAGAAGGTTCTGTTCAAGAAGGACAACTTGGTCTACGTCGGTTGGGCTTGTATAGATCGCTGCAACGATTGGATACGGAAACCTCGCCCGTTGTTCCTAGGCAAGAAAGAGGAGGGCGAAGACCTGTTCGAGACCCAGTATCCCTACGTTATCTTTTCCTACAACATCAACGAGGACACCACCATTGCCCTGATGAAGGGCCGGGCAGAACTGGACGAGTACGCACAGGAGTCAGCAACCTCCCTCCTCTCATCTTTCGTCACGGCGCATCGTAGGGCATCCGGCCTGTACTTCGCCAAAGACAGCAACGACCCGAATAACACGAACGTCCAGACAAGCATATTCTTCACGCCGAACGCCCTCATCGACGCGAACATCAAGCAGTTCCAGCTATCTCCCCCTGACTCATCCATCATGGGGGCTATCCAGACTATCTTGGGCCAGAATATGCAGGAGACCTCCCAAGTGAACTACGCCGCGATGAACCGCAAGGACAGTCGCAAGACCGCAACGGAAGTCCAAGCAGCCACCACAGAGGCCCAATCACTCTCTGCCTCACAGGTCGCACTATTCAGTATAGCCCTAAAGAAAGTCTACGCACAGTGCTGGAATATATACAGGTCTCGTATACTCGAAGGCCTTATACAACCTACGATACCGCCAAACTTTTTCACAGACCACGAATACTCCGTAAGGGCGGCGGGAGACACGGATGTTATAGAACGCCAAGAGAAGATAAACAAGATGATGCAGGCTTGGCCCGTGGTACAGCAGACCGGCGCGGCCTCCCTCTTTCTCAAGCGTTTCGTCTCCATGCTTTTCCCAGAGGACGGCCAAGCTTACGTGCAGGCTATCCAAGACGACAACACCAAGACCCAGCTCCTCACGCAGCTTCAGACGATCTTGCAGGCATTGATTGTAGACCCGGAAACGGGCAAGCTAACAGAGGAAGCACAACCCCATGAACAGCAACTGACCCAGATAATGCAACAGGTACAACAAGTATTAAACCCCGGTGGACAGCAACAGCAACAACCAGCAGGCTGAGTTAGCCTATTTACAGTGGCGCGACTCTACCTGTACGCAGCTTCTCAAGCAGAGGCTTGATGAGTACAAGGAGCAGGTTCTCAACGAGGTCAAGTTTAAGTCTGTGGACGCAGCCGCCCCGGACAATATTATACGGTATAGGGCTGCACAGTTAAAAACAGTAGACGACATATTAAGTATAATCAATGAGCGAGGAAACATTATTCGAGCAGAAGGTAACAGTCCAGGATCAGAAGGCTGGGACAGCAACAGAGGTAGAGCAGGTAGAGTCAGACGCACCCGCTGAAACCTCCGAAGAGAGCCAGTTGGATATGTTTAGCGACGTATTCGACGGTGATCTTGTGGACGACACGGAAGATGGTGAGACACAGGATGTCCCACCGGATGACGAGAAGACTCCCCTGCCAGAAGGGGAGTTGGAGGAAGACCGCGAGGAACCCCAGACTAAGCCGGGGGCTAGAAACTACGATGACTTCGACGAGGCAGAGCGGCCCCTCCTAAAGCAAATGTCCAATGCGGCCTTTGAGAAATACTCCAAGAACCGCAAGGAAATGGTGGAGGCCAAGCAGCAACTCGAAGAACTTCGCGGCAAAGCCCCGGAATCTAAAGCCCCGGAAAACATCCACGAACACCCCGAAGCCTACACCCTCTCCCCCGAATACCGTGAAGCCGCCAACAACTACGGCAAGGCCCAGACCGAGTACAACCATTGGAAGAAACAGTTAATCAACGTACGCAACGGAGAGCCTTGGAGCGGAATAGAGGGTTACGATGCCAACGGGCAGATGGTGTCCAGCAAGCAGGCGTATAAAGCCACGCAGTCGTCGGAGATAGACATAGAGTCTGCGTTGCAGGAGGCCAAGAACTTCATGAATCAGTTCGGCCAGCAGGCCTCGCATATACAGGATAACTACTCACAAATTTACAACAGCGCACAGGATATGTTGTCTGAGGAGCAGAAGAAGTATTTCGAGTGGGAGGTTAATGGTGAGAGGTTGAAGAATGAAGTGGATATTTCTGATGGAAAAAAGGCTACGATAGGTGAAATCAAGAAGGGTTTCTTTGATGCAATGCCGGGGAATTTCCAGAAGCATCCTGTAACCAACTTGGCCTCAAATCTTTACGTGACGTTGCAACTTTACGCTTCTGAGCTTGGAAAGTTGAAAAAACAGCTTGACATATCAGAGACGAACAAGAAAGATTCTCGACGAGTCGAACCTCGTTCTGGGAGAAAGTCCGAGTCAGCTAGTTCTGATGACGAAATCTTCTCTGTGGACGACTTCGAAAAGCTACTAGGGTAAGGGCATACCATTGCTACTATGTGCGAAGGGCATCGCGGCGTAAGGGGGTGCGTTCTAGAACTCCCAATATAACTGGAGTCTACGGACTCTTTAACTTGTAATATAATAAAACATTATGCCTAGTTCAGTCGCTGCTGACAGTGTAAGTCATGTTGCTAATAGCACAACTACACCATATCAGAATGAGTTTAGAAAGCTTTCTTTCTATCTCGCACGTAACGAGGTTGCCCAATTCCCTAAGTGGAATACCTACGATAGCCTTTTTGGTTCTATCAAGTGGCAGCCTAACATGGGTGATACCCTTAACGGCCTGACCGCAATGCCTAGCCCTGTGGAAAGGATAACCTTCGCTCCTAATACTCTGGACTCTTTCCCTGCGAAAGATCAGTTCAAAATTGGTGAGCGTTACGAAATCGCAAAACTTGGAGCGCATCGCTTTGAGAGTCATCGTTTCCGTTTCCTAAGTAACTTTGAGTCTTTCTGGCGTGACCAACTCCAGTACGCGCACAAAGATATTGTTCGTCAGATCGCTTTGGCTAACAACATCTTCACACGTACGTTGATGTGGTATCAGACTCCAGATGTTTATATTTGTAATAGAGGTCTGAGTTCTCAGCTAACTCTTGGTTCTAACATTGAGAAGCGTGTTTTTACTGGCGACGATGTTCGCCTTGTAGACAACGCTGCTGATGCTATCACAACGACAACTTCACACGGAGGCTCTGCTACCGTTACCAATAGTGGTGGTGAAGTTTATCGTAATGAGTTTGCTCACGGTGCAACTAATGTTGCAGCTTCACTAACCTTGAAGGATATCTACAAGGCTATGCTGCATTTGCAGGAAGATGTGCAGGCTCCTACGTTTGATCGTTTGCAGAATCAGCCAAAGAACTCCGAGTTCATTAAAGGCAAATATGTTCTTATTTGCTCTACAGAAGCTTGGTCTTCTTTGATGTGGGACGAAGACCTCAAGGCTGGTGATGATGGCAATGCTCGTTTGGGTTCTGCCAACCTTAACCTTGTCTCTGATGGTTTCGCTGGTGATCTGTTTGGTAAGGTTACTGCTAAGTTTGACCCGTACCCGCTACGGTTTACGGATGATGGCAGTCTATTGGCCCCGCAAACAGTTGATGGAACGTCAGGTAAGGTTACTCCTAACGCTAACTACACTGCCATTTCTAGCGGCAATAGTGATACTAAAGCTAGTTGTGAAATAGCATTCCTTGTTGGAGCAGACGCATTCAAGACGATCTCTGTTGGCCCTCCGCCGAAAGAGTTTGCCTCGAAGAACATGAGTGCTAAGAAGTTCTACTCTATGAAGTGGAACGGCGAAGTCACGTTGACTGACCAGTTCTTGATCCCGAACAGCGGTACTGCGCTGACCGACACAGGTACTCAGGATCTGAACGTCTACGGTGACTACTTGAAGTTCATCTCGCAGGCGGTCTTTGGCGGTATTCCAGGTGATGCCCGTCATTGTTTGCCTATTATCTACAGACGTCGTCGCACGACGTAATCAACAACGGAGGGGGTGTAAAAGCCCCCTCCACTTTCTCTTTTTATTATGGCTACTTTATCTTTAAGGGCTGGTCGTGTAACAAACGGCTCAGTTAACACTCCTTCTTTGGTTACGGTTCCTCTTGATGCGGGGAGTAGTGAACATGTAAAACTTCTTGACGGGCGTTATCAGTATACAACAGCATTAGTTCAAAATGTTGGTGCTGAAAATATGTACATCCGTGTAGGTGGAGTTGCTACTGATGACGTTTATCACATAAAACTTTCTCCCATGTCACAAGCTGATGTAGGTGATGTACAATTTACAGATGTAACAGCGTGTACAGCAGCGGGAACAGGTACAACTGTTGCCGTGGTTTTTAGCGTACAGATTGACGATAGTGACCACACACCCGGCACAGCTTACTAAAATATAAGGCTACGTTATGGCAAGAATTACACAACAGGCTTCTATAAGCACAACGGGCGTCTCCTACGAGAACGAGCCGATCATCAAATCTGATGGTGCTGGCGAGATGATGCAATGGCAACCGTCTGACGGCGGTGTAGATGGTGTTTACATTACGGAGTTGGTAGATGACGGCCCAGCCTACTTGGGTATTGGTGTCGCCACACCGGTAAAACCGCTTCACGTTGTAGGTTCTGCGCTTGTTAAAGGTAAGGCATCTTTTGTGCTTACCGGCTCGATAGACCCTGCCGCAAGCACAACTGTTCCCGGTGTTGGGACAAAGTTCTTAACTGAGATTTCTGTAGGCGATGAGATTCTAGTTACTGGAGAGACACGAACTGTATCTGCCATTGCGTCCAACACTTCACTTACTGTAAGCGCAGCGTTCTCCAATAACGCTAACGATACATCACCTGAATGTAAGCCAGCAGCTTTTACCACGTTAAAGTCTGACGGGACGCGTGCGTTTGAAGTTGATAACGCGGGTGGAATCACTATTCCCGGTGGAATGACATTCAGCGGCGTACTGGATGCATCTGCTGGTTCTGCTGCCGCACCAGCTTTAATTTTTAACGGTGACGTAAACACGGGTCTGTACCAGACAGGTGCGGATGCGCTGGGTTTCAGCACGAATGG